GCTTCGGAAAGACCACGTCAACCAAGAATGCAAAGAAAAGTTGATGATGATGACGATGATGAAAAGAAAGTCGAAGAAGCCGAAGATCACGATGACGATGATAAGATGGAAGAAGGCGAGTCTCTCGAAGAAGGCTTTATGGACACCATGAGAAAAGTTGGAAGAAAGGTCTCACCGCGGTCGAATTATAGAGATACTGTTGGATACTTACAAGGTGTTGAGGATTCCTTAGTGAATTGGAACCCCATGAATTCATTCAGTGGGGTCGTCACGTCCGCCGACAATGCAAAGGACTCCGCAGAAGGTCTAGGAATAGATCTAAGCGCACTAGCAAGAACAGCAAGAACTCTGAGCAAGTCAAAACAAAGTAAAGACGATATGGGAGACGAAGACCTTAAACAACAAGTTGCAGACCTTCTTCAACAAGCAAAGGCTGCTGTTGCAAATTGGGATGCTGGCAAGAAGATGGAAGAATCTGACTCCCAACAAGAATTGAAGGAAGCAATCGCTGCTGTTCTTCGCAAACACTTACGAGGTTAATAATATGACTCGCAAGTATAAAAGTTGCACTTAAAAAAAGCAGAAACAAGTTTATATACAAACTTTTATTATTATATTCAAAAGAGGAACAATCAATGTCATTAGACAAAGCGTGGAAAGATTTCTTAACAGAGAGCGTAGATGAAAAATCTATCTTTACCTATATTCAGGGTCTCCAAGAAATTATTTCCAATCTAAAACCCAGAACACTAACTGAAAAACGTAGAATGCAGTTAGCTAGACAACATTTACGCGAAGTTAAGAGATTTGCACGCAAAATGCAAAATGACATTGGTGTTCTTCAAGAGAAATTAACAATTATCGAAGAATCTAATACTGAGGAACAATAATGGCTAAAGCTAACACTCACCTTACCCATTTGGAAGAGCTGGTCCTTACTCAGGGCCCAAATGGCTATAAAATGGCCAGAGCCTTCCTTCTAGAGCTTTTAAAAACTCTTAAGGGTAATACCGGCTCTAAGATTCAAACGTCCGTCAAATGGGACGGAGCGCCGGCTATCTTTGCTGGTATTAATCCGGACAACGGTAAATTCTTTGTTGGCACCAAATCCATATTTAATAAAGTTCCAAAAATTAATTATACAAAAGAAGATATTGTAAAGAATCATGGGCATGCACCGGGTCTTGTTGATAAACTCACCAAAGCATTGCAATATTTACCCGCACTAAACATCAAAAATATCCTCCAAGGTGATTTTATGTTTGATGATGGTATGATTAGCACCACTGAGATTGACGGTGAACCTCATTATAAATTTAAACCAAATACTATTGTTTATGCGGTACCGGTAAATTCTGAACTTGGAAAACAAATAGAACAAGCAAAATTTGGAATTGTTTTTCACACAACGTATAATAGCTTAGATAGTGGTGCTAGTTTTGGGGCTGATATATCAGGTCTTCGTAAAGCACCGGGTGTTTGGTTTGATGATGCTTTTTTTACAGATGACACAGGTGTAGTTACTTTAACTGATGAAGAAGAATCTGAAATTATTAGGTTAGTCAAAGAGGCTGACTCAGTGAACGAACAAATTAATTATGATGATTTACCATTTGCTTTTTTAAATATTTACATTAATAGTGAAATCAAGTCTGGTGGATTTTTGGAAAATCCTGACAAATCATATGAAGGATTTATAAATTGGTATTCTGAAAGAGTTCAAAAGAAAATAAATAAATTAAAAAGTGACAAAGGTAAGCAAAGAGCAACTCAAAATGCTCAACAAACTTTACAATCTTTTAATGAAAGAAAAGACGATATTCTTAATATCTTTAAAGTGAGTCGATTATTGTTTGAAGCAAAAAACATATTTATTCAAAAATACAATAATGCAGTTTACAATACAAAACATTTTGTTGATGATGGTTCTGGAGATTTGGTTGCTAGTAATCCAGAGGGCTACGTAGCAGTTGATCATAAAGGAAATGGTATCAAGTTTGTAGACCGCTTAGAATTTAGTAGAGCTAACTTTGCTATTGACAAAGGCGATAAATTTACCGGCGATATTAAGGAACAAGAAGATGAATTTGATATAGATGATGAAGATGATGATCCGGTCGTCGACGCCGATTACCCTAAAAAAGTAGCCGTTGTTCCGGGTGCATTCAAGCCACCTCATAAGGGGCATTTAGATATGGTCCGAAAGTATGCCAATATGGCAGATGAAGTTATAGTAATTATATCAAAACCTACCAAACAAGGAAGAACTTTACCAAACGGACGAGAGATTACCGCTGAAGATTCTCTTAAAATATGGAATATATTAGTTAGAGACTTACCAAATGTAGAAGTAAGAGTTTCAAAGAACCACGCTTCCCCAATTAACGCTGCATATGAATATGTTGGTGACGAAGGACCTCTAAATGTAGGTGATAGTGTTTTTCTTGGTTGTAGTTCTAAAGATTGCGACTGGAAAAGATGGACCGGAGCGAAACAATATATTAAACAAGGTGTTGAGCTATTGTCACCTGAAGGCACAGCGGTCATACCATCGGAACATTCATCAGAATACAAAAAATTATTAATGGCTGAGAAAGAAAAAGGCTCTGATTTATACAATAATATGCCAAGTGTTAAGGCCGGCAAACCACCCGAGCAATTCCACGCTAGCGATCTTAGATTTGTATTAGTAGAAGCCGCTAAGAGCGATGTAGCTCGTAAAATGTTGGAAGACTTTGTGGGTGGAGAAAATGTTAATGTTATATTAGATATACTTGGATTAGAATCCATGTCAGAAATATCAACAGCCGGCATAGGGGGATATAGCGCCCCTTTGCGATATGGGTCGGATAATGACCCTGAAGATAAAAAAGAAACCAAGAAAGCAAACAAATATATGGATTTAAGTTTGATTGATGAAGTTATGGAACTAATTATGAAGAGAGGCATTACCCAATGAACCCTAGTGAAGAAAAAACCCTTAGAGATAATATAAGACTTGCGATTCGTGCTGTCAAACATAAACGTCAAAATATTGTAAATGAACAAGAAGAAAAGTTGCGAGAAGTCATCCGCGGATTTATGAAGCTTGAAGAAAACAATATTAATGAACGTGGAGGGGTACCGGATGTTGATCCAACACCCAACAAGTCAACTGGAATTAATGTTCTGGAACAGTTGTTGAAAAAAATAGTTCCAATATTAGAAGAGGACTATAAATCACTGACTACTAATGATTCACAAAGAGAATCATATCGCGCTCACATTATTAATGCTGTAGAAAACTCACTTACGCCAGCCATCATGAATAACGAAGCTGGTGAGGATGAAGAAGATTTAGAAGAGGTAATAGATATAGATGTTGGCAATAACCCTGATGATGATAAGTTTATTGATATTCGCACAGATGCCGAAAAATCAGCTGAAGATGCGGAAAAGGAAGAAAATCCGAGAGATTCGTTCGGAAAGGATGTCGAAGGTGACGAGACGGGGCGTAATATGGCATACGAATCATACAAAAAAATAGAAACAAATGTTATTGATTCTTATGAGTTGCTGTCAGATCCTGAAGATCAAGAATTGTTTTATGATTACTTAATAGCAAATCTTAAGATGTATTTCAATAAATTTGAGGAAGAATTAGCGCCAGAAGTGCCCGAGCCGACCAATCAGGCATATAATATGGCTCAACAAGATAAAGATGTTCAAACACAAGAACCCGATGAAGGCGCTCCCTTAGAACTTGATATATAATTTTTTTTCAATTTTATCCTTGACAAAATATCAGATTAACGTTACACTTTGTTTGTGACAATCACTTCTCACTAATCACTAATCACATATAATTTATGACAGCCAATACATTATCAAGTATATCTACTATTAATAAATTAAAAGAACATAATAAGATTAATGATAGTATGTTAGTTTGTATTAATAGTTTAAAGTTAGAAGATTTGATTGCAATTAAATTAGAACTATCTTCTAAAAATATAAACAATAGATTATATGGTTTTGATTTATGGAGAAGAACATCTTATATTGTCAGAGATGGTTTGCTTAAGTATTCACTCTCAGTTGCTAAATCAAAAAAAGATGCAGCTAGATTTTTAGGCATTACATATGCTGAATATATGAAACACTTAAAAGATTTTAAAACAAGAGATTATTTTGAAAATGATTAAATTATTATTAATGCTGATGGCCTGTGGTCCTGCTGAATTAAAAACCACTAAATCTATTGATACTCAGTCTTCTGTGGTTGTTATACCAGAAGAATTCGGTGTTAATGAAGCTCCCGACTGTGACCAAAAGAATTTAGGCTCTAGTGTTTGCAATATTTTCTTATACGACCAGTTTGGTTCAATATGGGAATTATATGAACACCGCGGTAAAGTTGTAGTTTTAAATTTTTCAACTAGTTGGTGTGGCCCATGTCAATCGGCTGGTATGTATACACAGGGCCTACATGATTATTATGGTGGAGAGGTTGAAATTGTTACCATTTTAGTAGACGGTTTTACTCACGGCATCCCTCCAACCGAAGATGAAATAACTAATTGGGTTGATAGTCATGGTATTACAACCGTACCAATTCTACAGGCTAGCCGCGAATATGTAGTAGATTCAGCTGGCTTAACTGGTTATTTAATATCAGGTTTTCCAATTTATATTTTTTTAGATAAAGATTTAATTATAAGAGACGCAAAAGTTGGCTTCAACGAAAACTTGATTAAACAAACAATTGATGGAGTATTGTAATGTGGAAAGTGTATAAGTATGATGGAAATTATATTCAAGGTGAATTAGTAAGTAAACACAGCACCGAAAATGCAGCATTGAAAGCCGCTAAAAAGAGTATTGGATATACTTTTTGCGAGAAGAAAAAAGCAAACAAAGAAATTCGAATTTGGCTTGACAGTATCAATTATACTCCACTTGGTATCATAGTCAAAAAATCACGGGGATGATATGGATTCGACAGGGTAAAGAAAAGGAATAGTGCAAGCAGGTTAGATACGACCTTAACAGTTCAAAAAAACTAGTTGCAAACAACAACAACCACTTCGAACAGCGCTTAGCAGCTTAGTAGGGAGGTCGAATAGAACCTTCTTTCCAATCTATTCAACACAACAGACAAGTTGTAAAAATTAAAAAAACTTATCGCAATAAGATGGTGAGCGGTATTTTATAACCATCTATCTTTGTCAGTTTATGATATAGAAACTGAATAAGCTTGTGAATGACTACAGTTGGAATTATTCTGGACGCGGGTTCGACTCCCGCCATCTCCACCATTTTAAATTTGAACTATTTATCTAAAAGGAATTAAAATGTTTGAATTTATAAAAAAGAAATTTGGATTTCATAAAAAAGAAATAGAATCTCATAGGGTTACCAACGATGGTTTAGAAAGATCACTTTGGGATATCAAAGATGTATATGATTTAGAAACTGAAGAAGTTGAAAAAGTTGTGTGTGAAAAAAGACTTTTTCAAGATTTAAGATCTAAAGGTTTTAAAAGCGACAATAATTAAATTGTTGTGGTTTCTAATATAGATATTATAGTTGTAGGAGATATAGTGCAAGAAGTGAACTATATAGCTTATTTTAATACTCCGATGAAACCTAGAGTGGGTATAGTATTAAAAATTTATGAAAGAAAGATAAACCCAACAATTACGTATTCACACAAGATTGCAAAAGTGTATTGGCTAAAGAATCACAAATTTGAAGCGGTGCCAGTATATCTATTAAAACATTACGAAGAAGATAATAACGGTAAACCCTATGAATGCGAAAAAATTTAAAATTGATGATATAGTTTATTATGAACCATATAAAAACGATGAAGATATAATATCAGAACTTTTAAAAAACATTTCTGAAAAATGTGTTATATTAAACATATATCACGATAAAAATGAATTTTATGATTATGAAATTTGCATTTTAAAAAATGGCGAATTTAAAAAAGTCAAAGAAAAAACTTTATTTAGTAAGGAGAAGTAATAATGACTGAAGATGATGAAAGAAAACCAACAGTTATGGTATCGGGCGGATTTGACCCAGTTCATGTTGGCCATATCAGAATGATTTTAGAAGCTTCACAATATGGCGATGTAATTGTGATTGCTAATACAGATGCTTGGTTGCATAGAAAAAAAGGGTTTGTTTTTATGGAATGGGACCGACGTGCTGAAATACTAAATGCTCTTAAAGGCGTTATATTAGTAGATTCTGTTAATGATAACGACGGTACCGTATGTGAAGCTATTAGAAGATTGAAACCAACATACTTTGCTAACGGCGGTGATAGAGGAAAGACAAATACACCAGAACAAAATGTATGTGAAGAATTGGGTGTTGAACTGCTTTGGGGTATTGGCGGTGATTATAAAGCTGATGCATCAAGTGACCTCGTTGATAGATTTAGAAAACACCGTGGTTCTGAAATGGAACAAAAAAATAATATTGGTAATAAACATTCTGAAAAATGAAAGAAATAAAAATTTTAAAATCTTCGTTCGATAAGGAAGGGTTTTGGAAAAAAGAATTAGCAGAAACCAGTATTTTGTCGGACACTAATTGCACAAACTTGTTTGACCAGAACGGTTATCATTTAACAGCTATTGAACAAGCTTACGCAGATATATCAAATTATGATTTAAGTTTACGAAGAGAGGACTGGGTTATTCACAAACCATGGATGAGTTGGGATAAAAACACCGGTGCTCATTTTAATCACTGTGAATTATTTGAACGAAAGGCTTTTTCCGGCAGAGCGCGCGAGCAATTGATAAAATATTCCGGAATCAACCCAATGCTTTGGAAAGTTATCAAGATGCAACCAAAGTGGGGAATTGATGTTAGTATAGATTATGTAGATCGTGCTGGTCGCGTGTTTGAGGTGTTTCATTATGAATGGGATGATTTTAATTATGAAACAGTGCAAGCGAAAAAACAACAAATTGAAAACTTTGTCCTTAGCAAAGATTGGGATGAAGAAGCAGAAAAACTTTGGGAACTTAGAAATGAGTGGATTAACTTAAACTTTTTTGAACAATCAGAATGGAAAACTGATTATTATGAACTTGAGCCCGAAAATTTTAAAAATATAATTTGGACAACTTCATAAACTGAGTTATATAATCACTAGTTAAAATATGAGGCATACAACAATAAACAACAACACTAAGACGCTAAAGCTTGATGTATCATATAGACCAATTGAGATTGTTGATGCAGTAGAAGCCTTAGTATTGTGTTTAATTGGCAAAGCTCAAGCAATTGAAAATTATAAAAATGAAATTAAATCTGTAAGTGATAGTTTTAAATTACCTGCGGTAATAGTGTTAAAAAGGTTTGTAAAATTTCATTTTAAAGTTGTTTCTGCACACCGTCGCGAAATTATCCTTAGAGATGAGAATAAGTGTCAATATTGTAATAAAGAATTTCCTACTGACAAATTAACTCTAGATCATATAATTCCAAAAAGCAAAGGCGGGCTTAATACTTGGCACAATTTAGTTGCAGCCTGTAAAAGATGCAATCAAAAAAAAGGTAATAGAACCCCTGAAGAGGCAAATATGAAACTTTTAAGAATACCTAAAAAACCAAAATATGATATACTGAGAACTGTTGGTAAAAATCAAATTTCTGAATTATGGAAAGATTATCTTTGGGGATGGAATGGAGATTAATAATAAACACAATGTGATATGTTATTTGTCCGAACTCGGTCATAACAATTTTGTATATCCAACCGAACATACCGCAATATTATCAGATGAGTGCAAATATGAAAAATTAAATTATTTATCTGGCACTGACAAAAAATTAGTTGCGATAAAGGTTAAAAATCAATGTTTACATCCAGTAACAATAAATTATCAAAGTATTAAACTAATGAATGATGAATATTCAATTGTATGGATTGAAAAGTGAAACTAGATCCTTACTCGTCTAAGGCTATTTACATAGATTTTGTTATTTACACATTGACAGGCGCTGTTCTATGTGTTATTTTAGATTATATTAATCACACATATATTGCCCCTTAGCTCAGTTGGTAGAGCAGGTGACTGTTAATCACCTTGTCCGCGGTTCGAGCCCGCGAGGGGCAGCCATTTTAACTAAGGAGAAAACATGTCTGTTTTAAAAAGACTACAATCACTAAACTTGCCAGAAGACGCAATGATCACGCTCACTCTTGAAGAGGGAACGGATGTCTTCGTTCACAATGAAACTGAGGTGGAGGATGCTATGAATGAAACTAGCGTTATTCACGATTTTGCTTCACTAATTGCTAATACGAAGCTTGATGCTCGTAACCGCTGGAATGGAAACATTATTCAACATCTTCGAGACA